AATATTAAACGGATGGCCGCGATTGAATTTCTAACTCATTCCAAAATTACATTTATGCCATTAGGGTCTCAAGTATATATTGAGACCCATTCCCCGATTGAATGGGATAGATGGTTGATCCCCGATTGACCAAGTCAACATGGCTCCTCCCAGGCGTTTCACAATAAACGCTAAAAATTATTTTCTCACATATCCTCAGTGCCCTCTCTCCAAAGAGGAAGCACTTTCCCAATTATTAAACCTCTCAACCCCAACAAATAAAAAATTTATTAAAATTTGCAGAGAGCTTCATGAAGATGGAAGCCCTCACCTCCATGTTCTTATTCAATTCGAGGGAAAATACAAATGCCAGAATAACAGATTCTTCGACCTGGTATCCCCAACCAGGTCAACACATTTCCATCCAAACATTCAGGGAGCTAAGTCCAGCTCCGATGTCAAAAAATACATGGAAAAAGACGGCGACACCGCCGAATGGGGAGAGTTTCAGGTAGACGGCAGATCTGCAAGAGGGGGTCAGCAATCAGCCAATGACGCTTACGCGCAGGCGATTAACACTGGTAGCAAATTACTGGCTCTTAATGTAATTAAGGAGCTCGCTCCTAAAGATTATGTTTTACAGTTTCATAATTTAAATGCCAATTTAGATAAAATATTTGCACCCCCAGTAGAGGTATTTAATTGTCCATTCTTATCATCGTCCTTTGATCAAGTCCCAGAGGAGATTGAGTGCTGGGTTGCAGATAACATCAAAGATGCCGCTGCGCGGCCGTGGAGACCCATTAGCATTGTAATCGAGGGCGAGAGTCGTACTGGCAAAACAATGTGGGCCAGGTCGTTGGGGCCACATAATTATCTATGTGGTCACTTAGACCTCAGTCCAAGAGTGTACAATAATGATGCCTGGTACAACGTGATTGATGATGTAGACCCCCACTACTTAAAGCACTTTAAAGAGTTCATGGGGGCCCAAAGGGACTGGCAAAGCAACACCAAATACGGGAAACCAATTCAAATTAAAGGTGGTATTCCCACTATCTTCCTCTGCAATCCAGGCCCAACTTCGTCCTATAAAGAATACTTAGACGAGGAGCGGAATGCAGCTCTCAAAAGGTGGGCATTACAAAATGCAAAATTCTTCTTCCTCTCCGAAGCGCTCTACTCAAGTGCCAATCAAGGTCCAACACAAAATAGCCAAGAAGGCTATTCGCAGACGTAGAGTTGACCTTCCGTGCGGATGCACATATTACTTTGCACTTGAATGCGCTTCGCATGGATTCACGCACAGGGGAACCCATCACTGCAACTCAGGCAGAGAATGGCGTCTATACCTGGACGGTCAAAAATCCCCTATATTTCAAGATCGTCCGCCACGACGTGAATGTATTCCTGACAAGGAAGGACATCATCACACTCCAGATCCAGTTCAACCACAACCTGAGGAAAGCGTTGGGGATTCACCAGTGTTTTCTGACCTGCCGGATCTGGACTCGTTTACGTCCTCAGACCTGGCGTTTCTTAAATGTATTTAGATATCAATGTATTAAGTATTTAAATAATTTAGGAATCATTAGTATTAACAATGTTGTTAGAGCCATTAGATATGTATTGTACGATGTACTTGACGGCACAATTGATGCTGAGTTATCACATATAATAAAATTCAATCTTTATTAATTACTGACAGAATCATAAAAATAGATCCTGATTTTCAAAGTTGCATACACGGGATTACTAGAATGTGTACAAGCCATATACAACAATAGAGCATTCTCAGTATGATTCTCGTATTTCCCACCCTCCTGGTGATTATAAACCACCTGAGCGTTAACCTTCATATATTTCTTGACAAGGGCTTGTTCCTTGCTCGCATACTGGCCTCCAGTAACTGTTGAAGTAAAACGACGTATCACTTGAAAACGATCTCTAAGATCGTTCTTCACAGTGGCCGTACTGGGCTCATTGTCATACATGTTGAACACCTGACCAAAATCCTGGGGAGTTCCATACGGCCTCCTGTCTCTAACAAGAAAAAACATGACTGTATTTGTATGGTTTTTAACCTTGATATTCTCATCCATCCAGATCTTACCCAATACGTAAACGGACTTCACGCAGAACCTCTTGCCTGTTCGGTGGGTCAGCCCACCACCACGAGTGACATCTGAAATACAAATAACCTTACCAGTATGGGCCACATCATGACGGGCTTCAAACGACTGGACCTTACATGGGCCTTCACAGCCACGTGGAACATCTGGGCTTTTGAACATCCTGTACATCCTGGGCTTGCGATACATGGGCCTGTAAGTCCAAGCCCGCCTTCTGTTTGTGACGAGGACAGTGGGGGCAGCGGCACGGCTGATCCCGGGGCTGTCGAAGTTCAGCCGGCGGCGTTCTTTGGAGGCGGGAGTTGAAATCACTATATCGGCGGGACGCTTCGACATAATTACGTGCACGTATGACAAGTATCAAATCACGTATTAGATCGTATCCCACCGTATCCGGATCGTATGTATTTGCTACCAGCTGACAGTATTTTATAGCTAACATACAACGCAGAGCGTGTACGGTGTCTGGGAAATCATTTACCAAAGGATCCCACATCTTGCGCCTACAACTTGGCGCCCAAGTGATTTAAAGGGGACCACGCACTAAATAAACTTGTGAGGGAGCGTCCTGAGTGGGGGACAAGAGTGCGTGGTGGGGCCGCCTAAAAAAAATCGCGGCCATCCGGT